GGTGTCAAGAGTGGTGTAAAATGCCAGGGGCGGGCGGCGGAAAGCCTTAGAAACACTGGGAATAGTGGCTTCCTGGGAAAGCGCCATATTATCCCACGAGGATAATATGCTGTTCATTGTGGACGAGGCTTCCGGTGTTGCCGATCCGATTATGGAGGCGATACTGGGCACGCTGTCCGGCAGCAATAATAAGCTCCTGCTCTGCGGCAACCCGACAAAGAGTACGGGCACATTTTATGACAGCCATACCAGGGACCGGGCATTGTATAAATGTCATACAGTTTCCTCTATGGACAGCCAGAGGACGAATAAGGAGAATATTAAGTCCCTGATAAAGAAATATGGGTGGGACAGCAACGTTGTCCGTGTCCGTGTCCGGGGGGAGTTTCCCAGCCAGGAAGATGATGTGTTTATTGGGCTGCCATTGATTGAACAGTGCGGCAGCAGGCTTTACAGGCTTCCGGAAGGGAAGGGGATGCCATATATTATCCTAGGCGTGGACGTTGCCCGTTTTGGGGATGATGAAACGACGATTTATGGGAATTTCCAGGGCAGGGCGAAACTTCTTAAGACCAGGAGGGGGCAGGACCTTATGTCCACAGCCGGCGATATTGTTCGGGAATATAAAAAGATTATCTTGGAACACCCGGATTACCACGGCAAAATTTACGTGAATATCGACGATACCGGGCTGGGCGGAGGCGTAACTGACCGCCTTAAGGAAGTCAAAAGGGAACAGAATCTCTGGCGCATGGCCATCATCCCAATTAATGCGGCTGAAAGGATTGAGACGGATACGAAAGCCGGGAAGGACGCTGCCGAGCACTACAATAACCTGACAACTCATATGTGGGCAACAGTGAAGGAGCTTCTTGAGGGAAAAGACATTGAGCTTGCGGATGATGACATGACATTTGCCGAGCTCTCAAGCCGGAAATACAGGATGGCAAGCAACGGTAAGCTGGAGATAGAGCCTAAGAAGGATATGAAAAAGAGGGGGCTTGATTCCCCAGACCGCGCAGATGCGCTGGCCTTATCATGCTATCTTGGAAAAATTAAGAAACATACAGGCAGTGCGCCAGGGGAGAAAATATCAGGCGCGCTTGCAAGGGACAGCTATTGGAGAAAGTAGGTGTGGATTGGTGGCAGGAAGTAAAGAAATCGGCCGCATCGGGCAGCGGCGTTATGGGGGCATTATTTATGAGGAGTTCCTGCATGAGCTGCGCGGGCATAAAGGGCTCGAAGTATACCGCGAGATGTCGGAGAATGACGATGTGGTTGGCGCAATCCTGTTTGCGGTTGAGATGCTGATACGGCAGGCAAAATGGCGGGTGGAGCCGGGCGGCGACACGCCAAAGGACAGGGAGGCAGCGGGCTTCGTGGAGAGCTGCATGGAAGACATGCAGTCTACGTGGGTAGATACGATTTCAGAAATCCTGTCATTCCTTACATACGGATGGAGCTTCCATGAAATCGTGTATAAACGGCGTATGGGGCATACAAAGGACGTCCGTACCCGGAGCAAATACAGTGATGGGCTGATCGGGTGGGCGAAACTTCCGATCCGGGCGCAGGAGACGCTGTACCAGTGGGAATATGACGACAAGGATAATCTGGTCGGCATGACGCAGATGCCGCCTCCTGATTTTGGGCTGTTCACGATACCGATGGAAAGGGCGCTGCTTTTTCGGACGAAATCCAGGAAGGACAACCCCGAGGGCAGGAGCATCCTGCGGAATGCTTACCGTTCCTGGTATTTCAAACGGCGCATACAGGAAATTGAAGGGATTGGCATTGAACGGGACCTTGCAGGGCTCCCGGTCATTTACACGCCGGAGGACATGGATATATGGAACCCTGAAGAGCCGGAAGCGGCCAGGGCGCGCGTTGTGCTTGAAAATATGGTACGCCAGATCCGCCGGGATGAGATGGAGGGCATCGTGCTTCCAGATGGATATAAGCTGGAACTTTTAAGCTCTGGGGGCACGAGGCAGTTTGACACGAACGCCATCATTGAGCGTTACGATACGCGGATTGCCATGACGGTATTAGCAGATTTTATACTGCTGGGGCATCAAAAAGTAGGGAGCTTTGCACTCAGCTCGGATAAGACGGAGCTTTTTGCAATGGCTATCGGGGCGTTCCTGGACATTATCTGCGAGACGTTCAACAGCCAGGGAATCCCGTCTCTGATTGATATTAACGGCCGGCATTTTGCAGGGGTTACGGATTATCCAAAGATGGTGCACGGGGATATTGAAGACGCCGACATTTCGAAGGTGTCTGCATTCATCAAGGATATGACAGGCATTGGCGTACTGGTGCCCGATGAAGGGCTGGAAGATTATATCCGGCAGATTGGGCATCTCCCTTCAAGGACGGAGGATGCGCGTAGCCTTTCACCAGAGAGGGAACGGCAGCAGAACCGGAATGAGCCTCCTGAACCTGCATCTGCATTGGGAGAAAGCAGCGACAGGGATGAAGAAACGGATTCCCGGAAAGCGGAAGCCGCTAAAAGGCGGCTTGGGAGGGGATGATGGCGATACGGATGAAACCGCCCCACAGGGTAAGGAAGCGGGAGAAAAGCATAGAGGCGCAGGCAGTCCTGGACAAACTGCAGGCTTACCTGGATGGGAACGCGGAAGTACCCGTAAAAATGCTCTGCGGTTTCTGGAAAGACCAGCAGGATGCCATAACCTACGGGGAGATCAGGGAGGCAGTCAAAGCGGGGATGCTGGATGAAGCTGCATTCCAGGAATGGGCAAGGGATTATTCCGTCCTGGTTGCACGGAAGCTGGAGCCTGTATGGGAAAGGGCAATGGCAGCAGGCGCTGCCTCACAGACTTTACTTTCAGGGACGTCATTTACTTTCAATACGCAGGCGCCCGGCGTTGTACAGTGGATAAGTCAGAGAGGGGCGGCATTTGTCACAGCCTGTTCGGAAGAGCAGAAAAAGGCGATTTCTTCCCTTCTGGCACAGAAAGTGGTTGAGAGCCATACCGTGGACGAGCTGGCAAGACTCATACGCCCCTGTATCGGGCTGACGGACGGGCAGTCAAAGGCGACGCTGCGGTATTATGATAATATCGCGGCCAGCCTGAGGGAGAACCACCCTCGCATGAAGCCGGAGAGAATCCAGCAGAAAGCCGCGGATGCAGCTATGAAATATGCGGAACGGCAGCACCGGCAGCGGGCAGTGACCATTGCGCAGACAGAAATGGCGTTTGCGTACAACCGCGGAGCAGATGAAGGCATCCGGCAGGCACAGGCGCAGAACCTTATCGGGGCTGTGGAGAAACGCTGGTCTACGTCTGGCGACGAAAATGTGTGCAGCACTTGTGAGGCGTTGGACGGCATACAGATTGGCATGGAGGGCGGTTTTGGGTTTGCCGGAAGGGAGCTGTTTGAGGGACAGGATTTACTTCCTCCGGCGCATCCCAGGTGTGCGTGCGCGGTGATGTATATTGAGGTGGAGAAGCAGCAAAATATCGTTGACGCAGAATATACAGATAACGCCGAAGCGAATCAAGAGGAACAGGCTCAGTCAAGTCCTTATAATGAAACTTTAGAGGGAGAAACTATTGCAAGTAGTGAAGATTTTGGTATAATAAAAGAGATAAGAATTCCGGAAAGCGCACACGAGATTTCCGGAATTACGGATGCTATTCTTGACGAGATACAAAAAGGGATAGACGTGATTAGAAGTGAGTATGAATTAAAGTTGGATACTATTCTCGTAGAAGATATGAGAGATACTCTCCCGAATACACCATACTGCTGTAAATACATAGATGATTATGGAAAACATAAAGCTATTTTTGTTATTAATAGCGGATTTGATTTTTCAGATATACAATATGTTGTAAGAGCAGGGTATGCACAAGGATATTTCGCAGGAAAAACTTTGGAAGATCATATTATTCATGAAATGGCGCATATAATGACTGGTCAGGAGTGTAATACTGCTTCAGAGTTCTTACTTTTTCTTTCAGAAGTGGAAAGCAAGTTTGTTCCAGGAGTATCTGGATATTCAGATATAGCAAAGGATGGGTTTGAAACAATTGCAGAAGCGTTTGTTAAAGTGCGTAACGGTGAGTTTGTTCCTGATGAAGCAAGAAAATTAGTAGAAGAGTATGTAGAGAGGTGGAAAAAATGATTACTATTCCAGAGTGTTTCCATTGTATACATTACAACAATGGCAAATGTCCAGCTTATCCAGAAGGAATACCATATAAAATTTTAGCAGAAAATAAAGCAGGAAAGCAATGCGGAGAAAATGTAAAATATATTAAAAGGGCTAGCGTTATACGGTGAGTGGGCGATAGTCTTCTTATGTAGATTCTAAAGACATATTAATATGGGTAGTCCAAATTGGAATAAAATGAAGAAATCTATAAAAGATTACAAAGAGAAGAGGCAGAGCTTGGTTGAAAGCCAGGATGAGGGCGATCAGCTTTTTTTTCAATTACGATATAACCAGCCATGCACAAAAGAAGAATGGATTGAGCTTCATACAAAAGTTTGTGCTTATTTGCATGGGGATAATCCAGAGGAAAAGAAAAGGCGTCTCCGAGGATATACGGAGATGCTGGCAATGACCGTAGAAGCTTATACGTGAGTGCGACGCAATACACCCATTCTTCGGAGTGAGAGGTATTTTTATATCCCAAAATAAAGGACTGTTTCGGCGGTTCTTTTTTGATGCATTTTTTTAAGGCACAGATGAAGCATCTGTTAAAGTAAACAATTTTTTGTCTACGATGCAACGGGAAATACAGTATTAGATTTAAACTTATAATTATATCACATATCAAAAAATAGTTTGTACCATTCTTGAAAACGTGGGGATTTCAAAATGGTACAAATTTTTTATTGACCTATATTACAATTGGCATGATACAGAAAACAATTCTCCGCCTGTCGGCTGACAGTTGTGCAAGAAAGGAACAAAAATAGCATGTATGAATTGGTAGAAGTACGGAAGAATGAAGTTTTTACAAACAGCAAAATAATTGCGGAAGGTACGAATAATCAGCACCACGCCGTAAGGGAATTGATTAAAAAGTACAAAAGCGATATTGAGGAATTTGGGACTTTATCCATTTTAAATGAGGAAAGTACAGGCGGCAGACCTATGGAAGTCTTTCTTCTTAATGAAGAACAGGCAACCTTTGTCATCACTCTTTTACGAAATTCCAAAGTGGTTGTAAAATTCAAAAAGGAATTAGTGCGGCAGTTTTACGCTATGCGCCGATTCTTGATTGAGAAACAATCAAAGATATGGAATGACACAAGGCTCGCAAGTAAGGAGAATCGCTTAAAAGAAACAGATGTAATCAAGCTTCTTGTGGAATATGCAGAGGATCAGGGGAGTACTCATTCGGACAAACTGTACATGACATACACCAAACTGGCGAACAGCATTGTCGGAGGCAAGCGTGACGATATGACTGTTTCAGAGCTGAATACCCTTACATTTGTGGAAAGTATCATAAAGCAGACTATAGAAATCGATATGTCAATGGGAATGCACTATAAAGACATATACAAGGATTGCAAGCAAAGGATAAAGCAGTTTGCAGAAATTACTTATCTGAGTGCATAAGTGTAGGAAGTAGTGCCAAAATTTCAGCTACAGGCGGGGGTATGAGTAAGGTTGTAATAGGACAGTATGTTCCGCTGCTGGATGTCGGTTTAAATAACTTCCCAAAAAGAAAACCGCCCCTTGTGCTTTGGCGGGCATCGGGGCGGTTGCTTGGGAACATATGCTCGCTGCACGGTAACTGATAATGTGTCATACGGCAGCGGGAAAGGCTTTATTGTCTGCCAGACATGGGAATTTGCAGATAGTCGATCAGGGCAGTTTCCAAAAGCCGGGAATAGTTCACCTTCTGTTCCTCTGCAATCCTTTTTAACCATGCCGGGAGCGTGATATTTGTTTTGATGCGCTCGTTATCCTTCTTCATGCGGAATAAATCGGGGTGGATGGTGACGGGCATTACAACATTTCCCTCTGTATCTTCTTTGGACAGATTCACGGATGGAGTGGGAATTTCTTCATTGTCACATTCCATACTGTACACATGGAGGCTTGCGGCTTCTGCTGCCATACGGGCAGCTTCTTCCAGATTGTTCCCGACGCTGATACATCCGGGTAAATCAGGGAAGTAAATGCTGTATGAGCCGTCTGTTGATGGTTCAAAAACTGCAAGATAAGTTAAATTCTGCATAAGTTACGCTCCTTTCTATGAGAACCGCAGGCAACAGGGCTATTTAAGCCCCGCCTGCTTGTAAATGCTGTTTAGAGTTCCCGGTTTCAAGTCCCCGTTGTGATTTGGTACTGTGACTTTTCCGGGTTTTGTTGGGTGCTTTAGGTTGATATGGGAGCCTTCTTGGTTGACGGTATACCATCCATCTTTGCGGAGCACTTTTAGTATTTCCCGAACTGTCATATTGTGTCCTCCTTATGATATGTATTATACTCCTTTTTTATGCGCATGTCAATGGTTTTGCGTATAAAATATGCGCATATTAAAAAGATAAGGATGTAGAACTGCAGGGAATTCTGGATGATGGTTTTGCGTTCAGTGACGCAGTGAAACGGGGACGGGCAACGGGTAAAGGTAAGAAATATAATATTTTTTAAATTTACGAAAAATATAGAAAAACAATGTCAGATTATATTGAAATACATTCCAATATGTGGTATTGTGATGAAAAATGTTTGGAGGACTTACTATGAAGAGAAAAAGTTTTATTATTTTTGCAATGGTAATGCTGTTGCTTGTGGGGTGTTCGAGTAATGAAGTGCCGCAGACGGAGACATCTACTGTTCGTGTGACTGAATTGGAGACGGAAACAGAAACAGAGAGCGTAGCCGTTTTGTCCTTGCCAGAAAATTTTGTAGAGGCAACACCGGAACAACTTCAAGGTTTACCAGATAGAGATGATTTGTTGGCAGTAGTTCCAGAAGTTTTAGGGTTAATAAGCGTTAAAGATGTTCAGAAAGTTGTATATGGAAATTATAGGGAGGATGATAATACTTTCCATCTAATAAATCTGGATGTGTATGCTATCACCGACACGGAAAAAAATTTGCTTGTGAAAGCTATGTACCTTGAAACCTCCTCAAATTCTAGCTGGTCGGTGATAAGTGTAACGAATGCTGTTTCAGGGCTTTATTACTATGTCCAAGATGATTTGAAAAATAAATGTGATATCTACGACTACACTACAGGCAAATTAATTTCTGAAAAAACGGAAGATATGGGTGACTCGGTGAAAGAGTTTAACGAGAAGTCGGAAAAAATAGAGTCTGAATTTAATGAGCAGTTGGATGATTTGAAAGAGAAGTATACGGAATCAGAAAGTGAAACGCAAACTGATACAGAAGCTGAAACACAGACCGAAACACAAGCAGATATAGAATCTAATGAAGAAGGATCATCTAATTCAAAAGTAAGTGAGATGCAGTTTGAGGGAGAATATATTACTGATGTGGCCGCACGGGACATGGAGGAGTATGATTATATTACAGATATTACTATAGTGGTTGATGAGTCAAAAAGAGAAATCAATATCGCAGTGCAGATTCCATCTGACACAAATGAAGATACTGCAAAGATGGCAGGGGAAGATGTTGCCAGGTATCTTGCTTCTATGGCAAGTTGGGTAAATAGCGATTATAAAGCTCCGGGGAGTACTGATATCGGAGGCATTTACGATAAATATGATTTGAAATTGTATTTAGATGATGGTTTTGGTAGTATTGATATCTGGGGGGCGAAAGTAACATATTCTAATAGAATTACTTGGAATTAGTTAAGCTATTACATGTAATAAAAAGTTTTTCAAACTATTTTTGGGAAGGTTTACCCGTTTACATTTCGTAGGCGGGTATTTCTATACCGTTTTTGAGAAAGGAACTGTATGCAGTTAATTGAATACAGGGGAGGACTCCTGTCAGGGTATGCTCCTGACCTCCCCAAAAGAGCGACGAGGCATGGCGAAAGGCTGTGTCTCTTTTTAATTCCATAGGTAGGGTGGAAGAAATTGAAAATACCCCTTGACTTTTGTGACACCATATATTAATATTTATGTGTCACCAAAAGAAAGGAGGTATTAAATGTCACCAAGGACAGGTAGACCAACGAATAATCCTAAAAAGCATGAAACCAGAATTAGAATGTCGGATGAAGATGTTGAGATTTTGGAGTATTGCTGTAAAATGACTGGAAAATCGAAAGCAGACATTATTAGAGAGGGTATTCGAGAAGTGTATGACAAGATAAAAAAATAGAGATTCGCTCCACCTACCAAGTTTAACGAATCTCTAAAAACCGAGGAATATCCTCTGGAAATATTATAGCATTTAGAGGATTTCCTTGCAATCAAAATTTGAAAGTGAGGAAAGTAAAATGCAGGATTTAAAAGTAATTGAGATTAAAGGCATGAGAGTGTTAACCACTCATCAAATTGCGGATGCTTATGAAGTTAAGGAAATCCAGATAAGTCAAAATTTTAAAAATAATAGAAATAGATTTGTCGATGGCAAACATTATATTTCATTATCTGGAGATGAACTGAAAGCATTTAAGAACCAGTTCGAAAAAATCGAAGTGGTCAAAAATAGAACGTCCCACCTTTATCTATGGACAGAGAAAGGCGCACTACTTCATGCCAAATCCCTGAACACGGACAAGGCATGGGAAGTATATGATTATCTGGTGGATTTCTTTGCAGGATTGGGAAAGGATTTCGTTCCCAGTTTAATTTATACTTGACAAGTAGCGCACTACATCATATAATGGTAGTGCGCTACAAAGGAAGGTGATTGTCATAGCGGAGAAAAGTAGAGCTGATTACTTCAAAGAACGGAGGAAAGAAAGAAAATCATTTAGCGTTTTATTGGAAAGGAAAAAAGCAGAAAAATTTGAGAAAAAACTTGAAGAACTGCAAAAAACAAAGGCTGAGTGGTTAAATGAAAAAATTGATGAAGAACTCGGCAAGTAAAAAAGAAAAGCGGTAACTGCCAAAGCTACCAACTAAACACAGTTACCGCAAACCCCAAAATAGAGGTATAAATATTATAGCACTGTACCTCTGTTTTGGCAAATTATAAAAATGGAGGATTTTTAACAGTGAATTTTAAGAATTTACAAGTAGTAGAGGCAAAAGGAATTAGAGCTCTGACCAGTAAGCAATTAGCAGAGTGCTATGGTACGACAACGGATATTATTAAAAAGAACTTTTCAAGGAATAGAGGGAGATATATAGAAGGTAAGCACTACATATGTTTTTCAGGTGATGAATTGAAGGATTTTAAGAACGAGGTGACAAAAAGTCACTCAGTTAATAAGCAGGTGACAATATCTGCGTTGGTCGGCAACCGTGCTTCCCACCTTTACCTCTGGACAGAAAAAGGCGCTCTTCTCCATGCGAAATCTCTCAATACCGACAAGGCATGGGAAGTATATGATTATCTGGTGGATTTCTATTTCAGGGCGAAAGAGAAACAGACGGAGGAAGAGCAGAAGAAAGAAGTGGTTCCGGTAAAATGCACTACCGAGCAGGTGAAGAGCAGTTATGTTATTCCGGATATGAGAAATCCCATGTTTATTCTGAAAAATCTTCTGGTCTTGGCAGAAGAGGAAAACATGAAGTTAGAAGTCAAGGATTTGAAGGGATATACAAGTATGCTTCATGGAGACCGGATTGCGCTACGCAGGAATCTGACATTTGAGAAAGCTGTATATGAGACCGCTTATGAGCTGGCGCACCATTTCATCCATTACAACCAGGGGAATATAATAGAAAGTCCGTTGGCAAAGGACTACAATGAACAGGCTGAAAGAGCTGCAAGCATGATGATAAGGATGCTTGACATTAAGAAATCAATAGCATAAGAACATAGTAACTGCACCGCTCAGAAATGGGCGGTGTTTTTAGTGCTGCAAAAATGCAGCAGGAAAGGAGACATGGAGTGAAAAGATTTTCAGAGTTTATCAGGAGCCCTTCAGCGGCAGGACATGCTGCAAAAGGGGAAGGGGTTAGGAAACGCCGGTTCCATATTGCTAAGTCTGACGATGACAAGATGCTTGCTTTCGGGTGGGCGAACGTCTCCATACGGACGGATGGGGAAGTCATTGAGGACTGGCAGGAGGATATCGTGGAGCCGGAGGAACTGGAGCAGGCGGCGTACCGTTTCGTGGAGCTGTACCGGGAGGGCGGCGAGATGCACGAGAGGGGTGGCGCGGCCGTCCTGGTTGAAAGCGTTGTATTCACGGAAGAGAAGATGGAGGCAATCGGAATCCCGCCGGGAACGCTCCCTGTGGGCTGGTGGATAGGGTTTAAGGTACTGGATGCCAGCGTGTGGGAGAAAGTCAAGGACGGCACATATTCCATGTTCTCCATTGAGGGAGAGGCCGAACGGGTCGAGGAGTAAAGAGCCGTGCAAGGCGAAATATTGATAATCATGGGGGCATCCACAAGGGTGTCTTTTTGCATTATAAAACAACGAAAGGAGGAGCAGGGATGGCTACGAAATTAAGGAACCTTAAAGTCCGGAAAGTCGACTTTGTGGACGAAGGTGCAAATCCTGATGCCCATATCATGCTGTATAAGAGCAGGAGCAGGGCAGAGGGGGATGCAGAGGGAGGGGGTGGAAGCAGCGGAAAGAACGAGGGGTTCTGGAAACGCTTCGTCCGGGCTGTATTCAGGACGGCAGGGATGGGGCAGGAGGAACTGGACACGGCTATGGAGCAGATACAGAAGTCTGGCGCCGCCAGCTTTGGGGAAACCATGTCACAGAGGGATATAGAAAAAGTATCCGGAGAGATGTGGGATGTGTTTTATGCCCTGCACAGGTCATTCTGTTCCATACTCAGCGATACGGAGATGGGCAGTACGGAGGCATCTGAGGCTATGAAGGAGAGCCTGGATGAATTCTACGCACTGGCGAAGGGCTCCATCCGTGAGTGGGCGGCCGGAAATACGGCTGGCATCGTGGAAAAAAAAGACAGTGCGCAGGAGCCGCGAAGGAGCGGGGAGGCAGAAACAGAGAAGAAAGAAGAACCGAAAGGAGACGATGAAGAAATGAAGATTGATAAAAGCAAGATGACGCCTGCAGAGAGGGCTTTCTTCGAGGATATCGAGAAGCGCTATGGTGTAGACGGCAGCACGGCAGCAGGGGAAGGTCAGACAGCAGAACCAACCCAGAAAGGCGCTGGTGCAGCAGGCATGGAGGATACAGTTGCCAAGGCGTTACAGACACTGGGAATCCAGAATCCGGCAGCAGCCCAGGAACCGCAGGCAGCCGCAAATACGGCGGCAGACGGGGACGACATTTACAAGGGCTTGAACCCGGCGGTGAAAGCAGAGATTGAAGCCCTGAGGAAGTTCCGCGAGGACTCAGAAGAACGCGAGCTCCGGGAAGTGGCGAAGCAGTATGCAATCATCGGGAAGAAAGAGGAAGAGCTGTTCCCGGTGCTGAAAAGCCTGAAAGCAGCGGGCGGGACAGCCTACAACGACATGGTGGCTATTCTCGACCAGGTAAAAGAGACGGTGGAGGCATCCGGCGTATTTTCCGAGATTGGGAAATCCGGGCATGGCGCGCATCCCGGTTCTGCGCCGGATGAAAAATCCGTTGAGGGCAAAATCAATGGCATTGCAAAAGGCTACATGGAAAAAAATCCGGGCATGAGCTACACGCAGGCTGTCGCAAAGGCATGGGAAGAAAACCCGGAGCTTATGGCTGCCTATGAAGAAGAAGCAGGTTTTTAGGGAAGGGGGCAGGAAGATATGAAACGGAATTTTAATGGGGTGCAGGTTAGCCAGAGCGTGACAATTGTTGAGCGCGCTGGTGCGGATATCGCAGACTGCAGGAACAGGATTATGGCGTATGACGCAAACGGTGATGTGGTGCTGGCGTCTGATGGGGCGGGAGTGCCTGTAGGCGTGGCGCTGATTGAAGCAGGAGTGAATGACATTTCCGGCAATGAATCCGGGAAAGTGGCAAAGGGTGATGATGTAGACATCCAGATTAAGGATATTGGGTATGTAATTGCCGGGGAAGGTATTGAGAAAGGTGATGAAGTGGCGGCAGGTGCAGGCGGAACTGCTGTAAAAGCCGCATCCGGTAATTACGTATTAGGGCTCGCATTGGGGCGGGCATCCAAAGACGGGTGCTGCCGGGTGCAGATTAGCCGCTACCAGAAAGCCTAAGAGTAGAAGAGGAGGTAAATAGAATGAAAAGAACAGCAGCAAGCATTCAGGTGGATATCGCAAAGGGGAATTTCAGGCCGCACACGGCCTTGACCAACATGGCCCTGGCATATTATCAGGATGATTCAAAATATTTCGCAAGGACAATCTTCCCGATTTGCCCGGTAACGCTGTCTTCGGACAATTATTATATTTTTGACAAGGAAGATCTTCTGCGTGACAGTTGGCAGAGGAAGCCGGCATATGGGAAGGTGGACCCGGCAGTACTGTCTGAACACACAGACACTTATACCTGCCTGGTAGACCAGATGATTATGGGTATTGACCAGATTCGGCAGACAGACCTTACACGAAGGATGGGGGCAACCGTGCGCGACCCGAGGCAGCAGAGGATGAAGGCGATCGCAGGCCAGGCAAATATCCACCAGGATAGGATTTTTGCAGAAAGGTTTTTTAAATCTGGTGTTTGGGGCAATGAATTTGCAGGTGTGGACAGCACAAACCCAGTATCTGGGCAGTTCATTAAATTTTCCAATGGGAATTCCGACCCAGTTTCTTTTATGGATCAGAGGAAAACAGAGATAGAGCAGTCTACCGGGAGGACGCCTAACCGGATTGCGCTGGGCGTTAATGTATTCAATGCGTTAAAGAATCACCCAGCAGTGCTTGAAAGGGTGAAATACGGCGGCACATCTGCAAACCCGGCAAAGGTTACGGAGAACGTGCTGGCACAGCTGTTTGATGTGGAAAGAGTTTCTGTCCAGCGTTCCATTATGAACAAGGCTAAGCCTGGGGAGGCACCGAAAATGGAGTACATCGGCGACCCGGATGCCTTCCTGTTAGCATATGCGACCGATGCACCCTCTGTGGATGAGCCGTCCGCAGGGTACATTTTCACATGGGACATGCTTGGCAATGGGAACATCCTGCCAATCCTGAATTACCTGGGGGAGAACGGCACCCATACGGAATTCATCGAGGGGCTGATGGCATCCGATATGAAGAAAACCGCCGACGATCTTGCCATGTTCTTCCGGGATGCCGTGTAAGGAGGTGCAGCGATGAGGCTGGTTGCTAGGAAGCCGTGCAGTTTTGGGGGAAGGAAATTTTTTATCGGACAGGAAATTCCGGCAGGGCTTGTCCTGGATGCAGCGGTACAGGAACGTATGGGAGTGCTTACGATCCTTTCTGTACCCGATTCCCGTACAGACAGCAAAAAGACAGCCCCAAAGAAGGCGGGCGGAAGCGGAAGGTCTGAGGCGTAGACGGGAGGTGTTTACAGATGGCAGGAGGCAGTTATACTTATGAGCCTGGAAAAATCCAGGAGGAAGGCAAAGACCGCATGAGGTTTGAGCTGGGGGACACGATGGTTGAGGGCGGTGCAGATACCTCTGCCCTTGCGGATGAAGAAATCCTCGCTATCCTGTCAATGTACCCCAGGAGATGGAAACGGGCGAAGCTGGCGTGCCTGGAGAGAATCTGCCGGAGGTTCGCTTATGAGCCAGACACGAAGGAAGGGCCGTTGTCGTTTTCACTGGGCGACAGGGCAAGGCTCTGGCGGGAAGATTACGAGAAGCTGAAAAAAGAAGTCAGTGCAGGGGCGGTAAATGTCCCTGCACCGTTTTTGGGGGCTGGCGGTACAGGGAATCCCCCGTATTTCCACACAGGAATGATGCAGAATGCGAGGTCGGGGTTGGAATGAACAGGAATTTTATGTACTTGCGCCCGGGGAACCTGTATAAAGACTTCATCATTGAGGAGAATTGTACATCTGTGAGCAGTGCTGGAAGACCCAGGGCGGTCTATTCTGGGGATGGGAGTCGGATGCTGCGGGGGGCGCTTGCTGAGGCTGACGATAAGCAGAAGATGCGTTGGGAGCAGCTGCAGCACCCGGTAACCCATACGATTGTCCAGGGCGGCGAACCGAAGGCGAAAGCAGAAGATAAGCTGGTACTTGGCAGCAGGGTATTCCTCATACAAGGCGTGGATGAGCCGGGAGGGCTTGGAATCTGCACCATTTATTATGTGGAAGAAAGGAAGGATATAGGATGAAGCTGTGGATTGATACCAGCCCCGCAAAGACAGCAGGACGCCAGGTGCAGATGAGGGTTTCAGCTGTAGCATCTGGGATAAACCAGCAGGCGGCATCCAGGGGTGCACGGGGGGTGAATGCCATGCGGAATGCCGAGCTGGAAGTGTTGAGAGGGCAGCGGAGCGGCAGGGTGTACAGGAAATATCCATTTAAATCCCGCTATACGGCATCTGCTCCGGGCGAGCCTCCGGCACGCAGGAGCGGGAACCTCCGTTTACATTGGAATGGAAGAGTGTGGAGCTCTGGGACATGTATCTATCTCGTACTGGAAAGTGGCGAGAAATATGCAGGGTATCTTGAAAAAGGTACAAGAAAGATGGCGGCGAGGCCGTTCATGGATAAAATCGCTGAGAAAGCGCAGCCAGAAGTGGCGGCGATTTTCAGGGAGCCGTATGTGTAAGGAGGATTAGGCATGGGATTGTTAGTGGATTCCAGTGTGAAAGTGTTTGATGCAGGCGCTATCCGGCGTGGATGCCTGGTGTGCGCCAGGCATCAGAGCTGGCAGGAAGGGAAAGCCGGGTTTGTATCGGCAGTAACGGAGAAAGAAATCATCGTCCAGTACCATCCAGGGATAGCGAATGTCACGAACCATTTCTTCATCCCTGCGGCTGAGGCAGCAGCGGGGCAGTGGGAACTCAGGTGGTCGGATGACCTTGTGGAAATCCACCGATATCCGGAAGAGTCTGTGAAAGACAGGACAGGAGGCGGGGATGAAGCTTGAGGAACTGATATACCAGTGGTTTATAAAGGACAAGGAACTGGCAGGCAGGCTTGCGGCATTTTCCGGGGAGCCGGCCGTGTTTTACCAGGCAGCCCCCGCAGATAACCAGGAGGGCTGGAAGGGCGGGCAGTACCCGCGGATTGTCTACGCAGTTGACATGCAGGCGAACCAGGGACGCAGAAGCGCCGGGGCGATGTCGGTCATCATTTTGTGTGATGAAGCTGGGACTCTTCCGGAGGAACTGGAGCCGGCAGTGAGGGAATGCCTGAAAGATATTATTATTACGCCAAAAGGCGGATCCCCTTACTGTTTTGCGTGGAGCCGGACGGACAGCTTTGAGATGGCATCAAAAGAGAGTGGAGCAGACACCCGCATTATCGGGATGGAGGTACGTTTTGATGTTCTCGAATACCCATCTCAGGAAGGGACGAATCCTGACCCAGTGGCAGCATTGAACCACTATATCAAGGGGAGGCTGCCCAGCGTTTTTGTGCTTGGGATGGACAGGAAGGAGGACTTTCTAGTGGCGGGTGTACCCGTACCAGTGTTTTATTGCCGTCTGGCATCGGTTGAAAAAGAATCGGAAACCAACATGGTTACATGGGTGGATGGGAAGATTGCCGTCCATGTGCTGTGCCGGTCGGCCGAAGAACGTCTGAAATGGGTGATGGCACTTGCTGACAGTCTGGCGGGGGATTGTAAGGTGGGGATGCTGGACGGTTCCCCTATGCATGTCAGGGGGCTTGTGGTTAACAGCACGGCGGATTACCTGAAAGAAGGGCAGCTTACGGTGACGGGGCATTACGGGCTGCCCAGGTGGAGGGCAAAGAAGCCTAAGCTGGAAGGAATAAAAATGACAGGAGGTTTTTATGGCGGGAAGAAATGAGAACTTAAAAGATGCAGGGCAGAAGGACAGCCCTGCGAAGGGGACGGCGATGAAAAATCCAGCCCCGGAAGCTGTGTACACGATGGATGAATTCGTCCATGCAGCGCAGGAGGTGTTCCCTGGCATCCGCCGGGAATGTGTCATGGCTGCGTTTAAAGTGGCCGGGGTAAAAAAGGCCACTGTAAAAGAAGCAAAGAAAATAGTGAATGATTTCTGTAAGAAGGAGGTTCGGTAGGAATGGGAGAGATTTTTTATGCAGGGGAAAGGAAGCCAAGGCCGGGCGCCTATTACCGGGTTGACCGCATGGACTACCCGAGGGCAGATGGCGTGGCAGGCATCGGCGGCTGCCTGTTCCGTGCGGACTGGGGGCCGCTGAATACGGTGGTTGAAGTAACAAAGGACAACTACCAGAACGTGTTTGGAAATTCTGGTACGACAGACGTGATGAAATTCCTGGGGCTTGGGGGCGCGTCACAGATTTTAGCCTGCAGGGTAGGCACTGGAGGGAAAGCTTCCGAGCTGACGCTGCAGGGTGTTGGAAAGATTACGGCGGGGTATGCCGGCGCGAAAGCGTTTACCCTGACCGTACGTACGAAGCTTACGGATGAGAAAACGAAAGAAATTATCATTTATGACGGCACGAAGGTGTTTGAGAAATACGAGATTGCAGCTGGAGGGGATGAAGCAGGGGCGCTTGCAAAGGCTATGGAAGCATCCGGCAACTTTACGTTTGAAAAGACTGCCGAAGGGGAGGAAAGCACAGTTGATGCCGTGTCCCAGATGGTTTTCACTGCCGGGGAAGATCCCACGTGCACAACGGAATCCTACAGTGCGGGTTTTGAAGCCCTGGAAGCTTATAAGATGCATGTGCTCGTGGTTGATACAGAGGATACGGCCGTACATGCGCTGCTGCAGGCTGAGTTGACGAAGCTGTCCGAAAATGTCCGTTTTGCACTGGGGTTCGTTGCGGAAAAGACGTCGGAAGCCCTGGCGTATGAGAAAAAGCTGGAACATGCAGCAGGGTTCAACGACCAGTTCATGCATTATATCCTGAATCCGCGCGTGAAGCTGAATGGGGAGGTTATTGACGGCTACCAGACAGCGGCGCTGGCAGCGGGGATGGTAAGCTCCTATAAATGCATGTATTCCATGACACATAAAATCCTGCCGGGGGTTACAGGGCTGGCAGAGAGCGTCCCCATCCAGGCGCTGAATGGGGCGGCAGGGAACGGGGCAATCGCCCTGACCATGAGCCGGAATAAGGATGTCTGGATGGATTCAGGCATCAATACGCTGGTTACGCCTCCCGAGGGCATGGACGATGGCTGGAAGAGCATCCGCCGCGTGCGCACCCGCATTGAGCTTATTGAGAGGGCAATGGGTGCAGCGGAGGCGCTTGTCGGGAACGTGGACAACGACGCGGACGGCCGCGCGGCAGTCATCACGGCGGTAAATGGTGTTTTGAAGGATATGGCTGCCGAAGGGAGCATCCTGTCAGGGCAGGCATATGAAGCAGCAGACATGGCCCCGGATGCCGGGAGCGCGTATTTTGGGATTGACGTGGTGGACAGGGAATCGGCGGAAAGGCTGTATCTCACGTTCCGTTTCCAGTTCAGCACGAGCGTAGATTAAAGGAGGGGTAGATTATGGTTGTAAATACACAGGCAGTTGCAGATGCAAGGCACGCAATGACTGGGCGTGACGGTGCCCTGTACAACGGGGCTGGCGTCCTGATCGCGACCGTGGATACATTCAGTGCGAAAGCAAACGTATCCACCCAACAGTACAGGCCCATCGGGACGTTCCAGGACCAGAATATCCCCGTGACCGTGGGTGTCACACTGACATTTTCCCAGTATGTGGTGGAGGATGACACATTGATAGAAGAATTCCTGGAGTTCCTCCAGACGGGTATCCTGCCGGAATGGAACTTCTCAGGCGTGCTTAAGAGGAATGAGGGCGAGGAGGAGCGCGTGGTTTACCGGAACTGCGTGCCAAACGGCGACATAGATATCCAGAACGTGACGCCGGGCGAACTGGTGAAGCGTTCCTGGACGTTCCAGTGTAATGCCATGCCGGAAATGCAGAGTAAACTGAGACGGCCGAATTAGGCTGCTGTTGCAAAAATAATAATAAGACGTGCAGGGTGCCCGTGGCGGTGCCCTGTTTCCATGACAGGGAGGAATAGAAGATGAGAAGCGTTGTAGAAAATGCAGGTACGGATGTAAGGAATGAAGAGTTTTCGTCAGAGGAGACCAAGAACCAGATGCTGGCGTCTGAGGATGATATCATTGCAGGACTCCTGGAAGCGGCAGGGTTCGGTGAGGAAGAGACGAAGGAAATCGAGATTGCCCGTGGAGGGAAGGTAGTGGTGAGGTTCCGCGTGCGCCCGCTGGAGGATTATGAATACGACAAATGCAGGGAGAAATGTACGAAATATGTGCGCAACAAGCAGCTTGGGATGAAAATGCCGGAAAGCACCAACAACGTCCGCTATCGGAGCATGTTGATTTATGCGGCGACCGTTGATGAGGACAGGGAGAAGCTGTGGGACAACCGGAAGGTATGGAATGCGCTGTCGGCAGCAGGGAAGCCTGTTGTCACGGGCACGGACGTTATCGACGCAGTGCTGTTTGCAGGGGAGAAAGGGCGTGTTATTGATGTGATCGACCAGATCAGCGGTTACGATTCCAACCTTGAGGAAGTAGTAAAAAACTGATTGATTCCGGCGGCAGGATGTTCATATTGTCTGAAATCTTTGTGCGGACAGGCATAACGGTAGATGAATATTATGCGAAGCCGCCAAAGGTCAGGGCGTTCATGTTCGCAAGTATGCTGGCAAAGCTGGAGCGTGAACAGGAGCAGAGGAAAAGGGAGGTGTGCCCGTGGCTGAGACCATCCGGATAGAAATACCAGTCAGCGTGAAGGACAATACCGCGCCTGGGCTGTCCAAAGTGCTGAAAGGGCTGAAAGAGATGCAGGATGCGGCAGGGAGGACGAATGAGAGCGTGTCCAGGCATGACAGGACTGCCCAGAAGACACAGCAGTCCTTGATGAATATGGTAAAACAGAAGTACCAGGTAGTACTGGACGTTCTCGACCGGGTGTCTCCGGCAGCCGGCAGGGTCTATGGGAGCCTGCGCAATATCGGGGGCAAAGTGTGGAACGTGACTATGAAAGCAAAGGATCTGGTCACAGCCCCCATACGGGGGGTCTTAAACCTGCTGAAAAACCCCGCCTTCCAGGTTGGTGCGGTGCTTGGGGTGAGCGTCGGCTTCAAGGACACCGTGGATACATTTGCAAATTTCGAATCCGCCATGAGCCAGGTGAAGGCAATCAGCGGCGCGACAGGGCCCGAATTTGAAAAGCTGACGGCAAAGGCGAAACAGATGGGGGCTACGACGAAATTTACGGCGACGGAATCAGCAGAAGCGTTTAATTACATGGCGATGGCGGGCTGGAAAACAAATGACATGATGAACGGCATTGAGGGCATCATGAACCTTGCGGCGGCTTCTGGCGAGAGCCTGGGCACCACATCGGACATCGTGACGGACGCGCTGACGGCATTTGGAATGAAGGCGAATGAAGCGGGGCATTTTTCAGATGTGCTCGCCCAGGCTTCCTCAAACTCCAATACAAATGTTTCACTGATGGGCGAGACATTTAAATATGTAGGCACGATGGCAGGCTCGTTAAGCTACAGCATTGAGGACGTAGCCCTTGCTACAGGACTGATGGCGAACGTAGGGTTAAAAGGCAGCATGGCCGGGACTTCACTGAACAGCATCATGACGAGGCTTTCCACGAATGCACACGGGGCGCGGGATGCTATTAAAGAACTGGGCGTTGAGTTTTTCAATTCTGACGGCTCGGCAAGAAAGTTTTCTGATGTGATGAGGGAACTCAGGGAAGCAACCGCAAACATGACGGATGAAGAGAAGTCTTCGTTCGCGAATAAAGTTGCCGGGACGAATGCACAGAAAGGGCTCCTGGCAATCCTGAACGCATCCGTGGAAGATTATGACAAGCTGTCCAAAGCCATCAATAATGCAGATGGGGCGTCCAAAAGGATGGCCGACACTATGCTGGATAATCTGCAGGGTGCGTTTACCCTGCTGCAGAGCGCGGCGGACGGCGTGAAGCTGTCCCTTGGCGAAAGGCTGAAACCGTACCTGATGGACTTGACGACGTGGCTGACCGACCAGATGCCGAATATTGAAAAAGGGCTGATGCAGTTCATGGACTTTGTGGATGAGAAGGTCGAGGCAGTTAAGGCAAAGATTGCGGAGTTCACGGCGACGGATGAATGGCAGAACGCGGATATCTTCGGGAAAGTGCATATCGCCTGGGATAACCTTATCGCGCAGCCTTTTGGCGAATGGTGGGATTCCACCGGGCGCGAGTTCTTTGCCAGCAAGGCGAGGTCGCTGGGCGAGGGGCTTGGGAAAGGCATTTCCTCCGGGCTTCTGGCATTACTGGGAATTGACCTCGGCACGGCGGCAGAGGAAGGGCAGAGCATCGGCGCGGCGTTTGCAAAAGGGTTCGTTAGCGGTTTTGACGCAGACGCCGTGACGGATGCACTGGGGAAAGCCATGAAAGGGCTGTTCTCCAACGCAGCAAAAATACTGCCGGGCGGGGAGAAGGCAGACCTCTCCTCGTGGCTGTCAGCAGCGTTTCTCGCGAAACTTATCACGCCGTTGCTTGGTCTGGGGTTCAACACGGCCATGCTTGGCAGGACCATCTTTGGCGGCGGCGCCGGGGGGCTTGGGCTTGGAAAAGCAATCATCGGGACAACAGGAAACCAGATGATGCGTGGGACAGGGCTGCTCAGCCTGCTTGCGAATGCAGGATATTCCCTGACAGGCGGTGCTGCCGGGTCTGCAATGTCCGGCGGTGCTGCCGCGGCAGCAGGAGCCGCTGGGATAACTGGAGGAATTGTCGGCGGGGTAACACTTATCAGCGGCGGGAAAGATATTTATACGGCTGTGAAATCAAATGATGAGCGGGAGAAAAAAGTATATACGGCGTCGGGGATTTCAAAAATCGGCGGTGTAGGCGCAGGCGCAGCTATCGGCTCTTTGATTGCGCCGGGCTTAGGTACATTGGTCGGTGCGGGGCTTGGCGGTCTGGTTGGGTGGTTCGCCGGGAACCGTGAGACAGAAGCCTACCGGAAAGAGCAGGAGGAAGCAGCGAAAAAAGCAGAGGAAACTGCGGAGGCAACAAGGAAACTGAATTTGGAGAAAGAGAGGTCCAGATATAGCTCTGATATTATGAAGAAAGCTTTCGATGAAACCACTTTATCAGTAGATGAATTCAAGGAGTCTCAGGAATATGCAGCTTTAATGGCACAGGCAGTTGCCCGGAATATGAAAAACCATTTTGGCAGTGTAGCGCTTTCAGCGGAAGAAATACAGTCCCTTGCAAAGCGGATTACCCTCGGGCGGAATGAGGCAGCTTTTGAAGAGTTTGTAAAGGCATCGGAGCTGGCAGATACAAGGGTATCGGAATTAAAAGACACAATGTCAGACCTTAACCGGCTGGAGTGGAAGGCTGGGTTTGGTTTCGCGCTTACAGTGCAGGAGCAGGACGATTACAGGAGCAAGATTGAAGAGTATATCAATAATGCAAAACAATATGTGGAAGATAAGCAATATGAATTTACAACGTCCATATCTCTTTTGATGGATGTGTCCGAAGGCTCTAAAGGTGCAGAAATACTGGAAAATTCAAATGAGGTATATGCTGGATGGAAGGAGCAGGTTTCCACATATGGGGAACAGCTTCAGGAAGTTTTAGGGACTGCCCTTGCGGATGGCGTGATTTCAGGCAAAGATAAGATGACGATAAAGCTTGATGGTGTAGACGTGGAGCTTCCGGAAGATGAAGCAATCGCGGCACTCCAGGGGAGGATACAGGAAATCACAGAAAAGATGTCAACGGCACAGCAGAAATCCTCGATGGAAGCATTAAAAATCAAATATGGCAGTTCCCAAATGGACCATGCTTCATTCCAGGGGTTCCAGCAGGAGCTTATTGCCCAGGGGGAGCAGGCTAAAAAAGGATATGATGACGCGTTGAATGCTGGCCTTACGGGGCTGGCGCTTCAATATCCGAACGGCGGTGCGGAATACGAGGCGGCAAAGGAGGAGCTTGCGAAGAATTATCATGAAAATGTGAACAATTGGAATAATTCTGCGCAGGACTTCCAGTTTGACATGCTGGCGGAAAATTATGCAGTTGCATTCGAGACGGCGTTTGCTGACATGGATCTGAAAGGCGCGAATGTCCAGGAGAAGATTAAAGAAGCAATGAAGAATGCCACGGCAGATGGGGTAGATGTATCAGCATGGGATGTGGACACGGCCTCTAAATATCTTGGGCTGGATAAGCTGAGCGAGGAAAGCGCGGAGGCTATTACACTGATCACCAGCGACATTGCGGAAACAGTCCAGGGGAAGCTTTCAGAAGCGTTTGCAGGAGGGACAGCGGGGACGGTAAGCGAAGATGGTTCCCATCCGATGTCATTGCTTGCAGGGCTTCCCGAAAACATTGCTGCGGAATTGCAGAATGTTGATTTTTCATCGGCAGGGATAACTGCCGTGGAAGCTATAAATACATCAACCAGCACCTACCTGGCTGGTGGGGAAGGTTTGGAATTTACATCCTATGCGGCTGCACTGGACGGGAACGTACAGAAAGCAGTCGAGGAAGCAAACGCCGGGCTGGAAGCAGGGAAGCTGGTACCAAAGAATGTCAATGATGGGATCACATCCAACACTGCCGCCGTGGAGCCAGGCTGCCAGGCAGTCAGGACAGCGGCGGACGGATACATGAGCACAGCATTTGGGCAGCCGTTTAACGTTACGGCCACCCTTAATATTACAGGTAGCTATAACCTTGTAAACCCGCCGAATGGAGGGATGTTTAGCACAAGTCTCAGTGCAGGATTACCAAAAACAGGCTATACACCCGGCAAGCGGGCAGCAGGCGGGTTCACAGACGGCGCGGAGCTGAGCTGGATCGGCGAGGACGGCCCGGAAGTAGTCATCCCGCTTGGGGCGAAGCGGCGCCAGAGGGGGATTGACCTGTGGCAGCAGGCGGGCGAGATGCTTGGGGCTGCCAGGTATGCAAATGGCGGATTTGTTGGCAGGAACCTTCAGAAGCTTAATCCATTATGGATAGATGGGGATGAGGAAGAAGGGGGCGGCAGAACATCCCAGGATACAGGTGGAGATGCAGGGAACTGGAGCGCTCCGGAAGGCATAAAGATTGAAGTAAGCCTGAACCCGACCTTCCAGGTTACTGCAGGGGCGGATGTCGCGGACGGCGGAAGCACTGTTGAACTGATAAAGAGCCACTTAAGGGAGATGGCGGACGAGCTTGCCGGGGAGATGGCGGACAGGCTGGAGGGCGTGTTCAGCAACATGCCGAAGGGGGCGTGACATGGATATTATATTGAAAGAATTAGGCAGTGGCGGCAGCAGTTTCACGTTCCCGTCGCTGCCGGAAAAGATAGACGTCAGCAGGAACGCAAAGTACCAGAGCTACGACTTGATTAACGGGAAAACTTATAAGCTGCCGCAGGGGAAGGAATGTAATGAGATTTCGTGGTCCGGCACGTTCTTCGGGGAAGGAAGGTACAGGAAGGATGGGAAATCACTGTTCTTCCCCCAGAAGGATTTCATGAAACCGAAGGAGTGCGAAAAGACCCTTGCCCAGTGGATGAAGAAAGGGAAGCCCCTGAAGCTGGTGGTTACGGGGACTGGCATTAACCTCAATGTGACGATTTCAAAGCTTGAGACGTCCCGTGAGGGCGGATACGGGGATATGTCCTACAGCATTGCTTTTGTGCAGTACCATTCCCTGAAGATATATACCATGAAAGAACTGAACAGGAAATCAGGAAAAAAAGGAGGGAAGAAAAAGACAGAATCCCGCCCGGCAAAAAGCAAAGGGGGGACTTATACGGTCAGGCAGGGGGACACCCTCTGGGGGATTGCCCATAAGCAGCTGGGGAATTCCCAGCGCTGGCCGGAAATCTATAAGCTGAACAAGAAGACAATTGAGGATACTGCAAAAAAATATGGTTATGCGGATTCTGACAACGGGCACTGGATATTTCCGGGGGAGAAACTGTCCCTCCCGGCATCATAGGAGGCGGCATGATAGACGTAAGAAAGATAAAGTATGAATATATCGTGAATGTGGCAGACGGGAAACAGTACGATATCACGAAGCTGGTACATGATGGCGGCTGGGAGGAAGGGAAGGGTGAGCTTGCCTGCCAGATTAACGGGAAGGCGGTGAATGGGAAGATAGGCAAAGGGCACCTTTCTGACATCGCCAGGAACGGCTGCCTGGTACGCATCCTCGTGTCTGCCGGGGGAAAGAAGAAAGAAGTGGCGCGCGGCGTGCTGGTTGAGTGGCAGGCTGGGAGGAACGGTGCGGCAAAGAACGATTTTGAGTTCCGGGCTTATGATAACCTTTACAGCCTCCAGAAGAGCAGCGAGAACCTGTATTTCACAAAAGGGACGAAAACGAAGGCGGCGCTCCAGAGCATTTTTAAGAAATACAAGATACCCGTCAGCGTGTATAAGGGGCCGGACGTGGCACATGCAAAGATGGCGTTCAAGAATAAGAAGCTTGGCGACATCATCCTGGAGATACTGGACGAGGCGCACACCAAGGGCGGGAAAGAATGCATCATTCGGGAGGTAAAAGGGAAAATCCAGATTATCCCGCGCGGGAGCAATGAGGACGTGTACCATTTCTGTAAAGACGGGGTGAAGGTGGTGCAGTACAAGCAGAGCACGGCGGAGATGGTGACCAGGGTGAAGGTCATCGGGCAGGCGGATGATGACGGGAAAGCGGATACCGTTGCAGTCGTTGACGGCAATATAAAATACGGAATCCGGCAGCAGATTTACACAAAGCCGAAGGATGACAGTGTAGAAGCGGCGAAGAAGGAGGCAGAAAAGATACTGAAGGAGAAAGGCTCCGTGGCGAAAAGCATGACACTGGAAGCCCCGGACGTCCCGTATATCCGCAAAGGGGATAAAGTGAATGTGAATGCCGGGACGCTCCACGGTGACTTTTATGTTACGGCAGTGCGCCATTATACCAGCACAGCTTCTATGTCTATGGAGCTGGAGCATGTTTAAAAGGAGGTGGCAGGCATGGCAAACAGCCCGGGGACGAACAGGCTTGCCAGGGTGATTGCCGGCAGGATACGGGAGGAGGCGGAATCCCCGCTAGTGCTGGATTTCGGGGAAATAAAAAAGGACTGGTCACTTGTGACGAATACGTTCCCGGTGCCAGTGCCAAAAAGGGATTATGTGGTGGATGCGCGCCTGCTGGAAGGTGACAGCAAAGTGAAGCCTGGAAGCAGGGTGCTTGTGGCGTGGGTGGCAGACACCCCGGTCATTGTATGTGCGATTGCATCTGGAAAGAAACTGAAATAGGGGGTGATGGATACGGAGACAGAAGAGATTGGCTTGTTCCCGGAATTTGAGGTCCCGGACATGGACGATGAAGAGGATGATGCGGAGGAAGGATACAAACGCAGCGTCTTTTTTGATGTGGAAGCAGGGGATTTCCGTATGGATGGGGCAGGGCGTATGACGGAGGCATCCGGGTTTGAAGCATACATGCAGTGGTGCATGAAGGCAGCATCCACACAGCGGTATGCCTGCCTTGCCTACCCTGATGAGATAGGGACGGAACTGGAAGAGGACATGCAGGAACCTACGCGCGAAGCCGTGGAGTCAGCCGTGGAGAACGATATCGTGGAGGCGTTGATGGTAAACCCCCGGACGGAATATGTAAATGATTTTACGTTCGACTGGGACGGGGGGCGGCTCACATGCAGTTTCCTGGTGAAAGGGAAGGATGCGGATGCTTTCCGTGTGATTGGCATGGAAGCAGGGAAAGGAGGATGATGGCACGATGGAGGAATTTGTGGCGCCGGATTTTGTGGATGGCTGCGATGCAGAGACGATACACGCGCGGATGATGGAAGCCCTGCCGGATGATATTGACGATATGCCGGGCGGGTTCCCTTACGATTTTACGATGCCCACAGCGGTAGAGGAGGCAGAGCTGGTGCAGTATCATCTTGTGCGGACGGTCATGCTCATGTTCCCTATGTGGGCATGGGGCCGCTGGCTGGACTGCCATGCGGCATCTGCGGGGCTTGCAAGGAAAGAAGCCGGGAAAGCCTTTGGGACGCTGCATGCCAGCGGTGATGTTGGCACAGTCATCCCGGCGGGGACTTTATTTGCCACGGAGACGGCGGATTCAGCAGCCAGGCAGTATATCAGCACAGAAAAACATACTATTGGGGAGGACGGGACAGCCGATATCGCAGTGGAAGCGGTGGAACCAGGGACATCCTCAAATGTAATGGCAGGCACGGTGACACTGGCAGTGAGCCGGGTGCAGGGAATCACAGGCGTATCCAACCCGGAACCCATGACGGGCGGGACGGACGCCGAGGATGATGAATCACTGCGGGGGAGGATTATGGAAGCGTTTTCCTCCTCCAGCGCGTCGTTCGTGGGGAATATCAGCGATTATCAGCGCTGGGCAAAGGAAGTCACGGGCGTAGGGGATGCGGTAATCATCCCGGAATGGGACGGTCCGGGGACTGTGAAGGTCATTGTCACGGATGGGAATGGGGAGCCGGCAAACGAACATATCCGGGAGATGGTGTACGAGCATATCGTTTCGCCGGATGTGCCCCTCCAGCGGCTCGCGCCCATCGGGGCATTCGTGACTGTAGCAGCCCCTGAGAATGTGGACATATCCTATTCCGTGGACGTCAAACTGAAAGAGGGCTATGCGCTGGATGCAGTCCGGGAGGCGTTCCTCGCGAACCTGGGGGAATATTACAAAATGGCGATGCAGGAAGGGATGCTCATGTATAACCATGTGGCATCCTTCCTGCTGCATACAGAAGGGGTCGGGGATTTTACGAACCTGGAAGTCAACGGCGGCACGGGGAACATCCCACTTGATATCGGGACATACCCGCGCTCTGTCATAGAAAGGTTTGGGGTGATGGCATGAACCTGGAGAATTTCCCAGAAAGCGCCTCGGCGGTGCGGATGCTCGGTATGGTGGACAGCGGATGGTATGACAGGTCTTATGTCGGCAAATGGCTGTTCCAGGTTATGGGCATGGAGATGGACAGGGTAAAGGAAAAATTTGACGAACTAAGGCAGCAGGCGTTTGCAGGTTCTGCAACATGGGGGCTTGCCTACTGGGAAAAAAAATACGGACTCCTGGATGGAGGCGTCCTGACGGAAGATGAACGGCACCGCCGGATAAAGGAACGGCAGCAGGTGAAATACAGCATGAACCCGGAAAGACTCAGGCAGATTGCGGAACTGGTATGCGGGAAGGAAGTGGAGGTATCCGAACCCGGCCCGTATACGTTCCGCCTGAAAGTGATAATCCGGGGGAGCGACGGAAGCTTCCATGAAGGGGAGCTGAGGGAAAAAATAAGGCAGATAAAGCCTGCGCACCTGGCATGTGAGATTGTCACGGAACGCCCAATTACAGGGCATATCTGCACGGGGGCGGTTATGCAGCAGGCAGAAATCATAAATATAAGGCAGGTGGTGTGAAATGGCATTCGGAGGGATGATACTGACAAATAAAGGCCGGGAAGCACTGACGCGGGCACAGCTCGGCGGGCAGCTGAACTTTACAGGCGTGGCAGTCGGGGACGGCAGCTATGGGGGGAGCTTTAACGACATAAAGTCGCTTTCCCACCAGCTGGCAGTCCTGGACGTGCTACGGGCGGACACAAAGGATAATGTCTGCACAGTGGAAGCAGATTTATCAAATGCGGGGCTTACGGAAGGCTATTACCTGAGGGAAATCGGCATACTGGCAGAATGCGGCGATGGTGAAGTGCTTTACACATACGCTAACGCCGGGGCGGATGCAGAATACATCCCCGCGGGTGATGGCGCGGTAAACATGGAAAAGAGGCTGCGTTTCTCCTTAATCACGGAAGGCGTGGAGAATATCACCTTTTCGCTGTCCAGCGTGCTCTACCTGGCACAGCAGGACTTTGAAGAGGCAATACAGGGCATACAGGGGCAGCTTGACAGGAAAGCAGAGAAGAGCGAGGTGGAAGCCCTGGAGGAAGCGGCGTTTTCCGGTAGCTACAATGACTTGAGTGACAAGCCGGATATCCCCGCGGCAGTGTTGGTAAAGGGGGAAGCAGAAGAGGAATACCATACGGGCTACGTCAGCATCACAAAAGAAAGTATTGGGCTGG